GTCAAGACCAAGCTCACCGAGCTATACGACAAGTATTCACAAGAGAGTCGTGACGCAAACTTCGGTGAAGTACCCGAAAGGTCTCCGCTGTTCGAAGTACTATGGGGATTCGCCGAGTGGCTACAGATTCAGGCTCCAGAGCTTTATAGTCCCGACGAGTACGTCTCATGATACCCCAAGCCAATCCGTTCGATCCGTTCGACGACAAAAAGAGCTTTGTCCCACCAACTATCGAAAAGACAGTGACAATGACACCTGACGAAGTTATGACTGCTCGTAATGCGCAGTATGGCGCAGCGTGGCTACTTACAGGTCGTGTGTGGGCGTTTATCATCCTTGATGAATATACCACACTTCTACAACAGACGGGTTACTTCTTCAACTGGTTCATCATCTTGAACAAGCTCATTCGCGCAATCGCATCGCCACAGGATAGGGACCATTGGGTGGACATTAGAAACTACGCGGAGCTCGTCGTCAAGCATATGGATCGATCCGACACTGGTTCATCATACAGATCGTAATCATCGTGCCCAAAATACATTGGCACAAGTCGCCGACCACAACAAATCCTGATTGGGAGTGCGAAGATGGGTGCAAGCCTTGTGACTCGCAAGGTCACATCATCCGAGAGGATAACATAGCTATACCCATCTATAGCGAAGAAGCTATCCTAGCAACAGGCTTCAGTACTACTGGATGGACGCCTTTGCCGAACACCCCCGGCTTTTTCATCATGGTAGTGGACTAAGTCATGACGCTCCAGATGCCACTCCTCGAAGCTATTACACTCGTAGTTGCTATTACAATCATGTTCGCGTTCGCCCTATGGCTCGACAGAGAGGATGACTAAACTGACATGAAGGTTACATTCACGAAGAACTCAAAGTCGTTGCTCAACAACGTAGTTGCAGTCGCAGTCGCTGACATTCGATGGTTAGACAAGCAAGGAGCAAACAAATTCGAGACTGAGTTAGAACGCCAAACCGGTCTACCCTTTGATGCTCTTCTCATCGGCGAGTTCGAAATATGTGAGGATGGTAGCATGGTGGCGTCTGTTAAACTACTCAGGGCCAAACCAGCTAGTGTTCCTGCGCACGTATACGTTGGCATGGTCGCCGTAGAGTTTAAAAGTCTATCCGCACTACCTCTACCCGCACTAGGGTCATAACATGATCTTCGGGTGTTGTATCTTTTGCGGCTTCACACTGTACTACTTCGTACGCAAAATCATAACCACAAGGGGTAAGGATACTGGTTACGACCTGTACCGTTGCTCCGGCTGCAACAAGATGGGTCATGCGCACCCGCGCAAGTGACAACCTACAATTAGGTAGAGAGGATAATTAAAATGCCATCGCGAGAATTCGTCATGACGTCTTACGTTCAAGGACTCATCGACGTTAACCAGGCACAGCCGTTCACGGAAGAAGAACTACGTGCCCAACGCGCCAAAGCTGTCGCAACCAACAATGTCGAGGTCAAAGCTAACCAGAGTGAGTGGCGCGCACAAGTCATACTCGCTGCTTTTCGAACCGTCCGTAGCATCCAGAAACCTTCCTTCCTTTTATGACTAAACTCATCGTTGTAGCGCCACCGCAAGAACCTCATTGGACCCTCTTAGGTGATGCACACCTTTGTCAGGCTGCCTGGTACGTTCGATACCCTCTGTACAGACACGTCTATCAGATCGTAACTGACGCAATATGGTACGATCTAATTCGTGGCGGTGGCGAACCTACCGTTGATGTAAGTCATGGCGCAGCGTTTACTATCCTCGACTGGCAACACATCTCAACTGGTGCACCTGATAGCAACGTCCATATTACAGTTAAACAGTTCTTCGACGTCATCCAAGAACTACAACCGCAAGAAGTGGTTATTCCTGACGTCTTTCAGGACGCACACGGTACCCTAATCTCAGCTCTCAACTTCCTTGACGCGTGCGGCCCACAATTATATTCGCTACGTAACCAGGATCGCGATCCCCGATTCATGTTCATTCCACAAGGTCTTTCTCTACAGGAATGGGAAAATTGTCTCATAGCAGGCATTAGAGAGTTCGGCGACATGTTCCAAGTTGTAGGCATCCCCAAAGTGCTCGAGAGTTATAGTCCTCAGGCACGCCTACGTGCCATTCAACTTGTCCCTGAACAGTACAAAGTGCACATGCTTGGCGTTTGGGGTGGAGCCAACGAAATGTTTTACGGCGAACGCATTCGATCGTGGGACACCTCTCTCCCAGTTGCTGCTGCACAATTTAAACATAAGATTGAGCCCTTCGACACTTTAGTACCTTTCTTGGGTAATTTTAAGGATAAGTCACAACTGCTGATAGGAGCAGAGTTGGCATGGCCTCCTTCAGTAATGGCTAATGTAGACTATCTAAGTATGCGGCTTTCTCAACAGTTCGTTACGAACAGTAGAATTGATTGGAATAAATGATACTACATTCGTGGGATCCAGGTGTAACGACCGGCTATGCCCGATTTGAATACGACGAACATACCATTCGTGTACTTCACACGCACGAGTTCGATGACGATCCTTCTACTTTGGCGGATTGGTACATGAGACAGGTAGAAATTTCGGCCCTTGCGGACTGGCAAGCCGGCATCTTTGTAATTGAGAAGTGGCGACTGTTCGCAGGTAAGGCCGAGTACCAAACAAATCAAGAACAGATGGCTGCAGTGGTTCGTGGCCGAATCGAGATCATCGCTGCCTTACTTGGGGCTACCCTCATGTATCAAAACCCGAGTGACATGAAAGCAATATCCAATCAACTTTTGCTCGAACGTCTTGGATTGTCAGAACTCCCTGTAGGTGAACATAGAAAGGATGCACTCAAACATGGACTCTACAACTGGCTTCGATGGAGAGATCGACTTAGACGAAGTGTTAAGGGCAGTCGTACGAGCGACGTACGACGAGGCTACTGAACGTAATCCAATCATACTATCATCGCCAATGCCTCATTCAAATGAGACATTGGATGGGAAACAGATGCCCATCGCAAGTTTCTCGTGGTGGGTAGGTTCTCGTGCAGAACGTGTGGCCGGTGCTAAACTAATGGCTAAGATCTTCTTGAGCAACTCTTTAGCTGTACAGATACACCACAAAGAAGCATATGCGAAAGGAGTCGCTACGGGTCTAGTTGTAGGTGCGCTAGGCGTGTTGCTAGTAGTTACTATGGGTGCCATAGTGTACAGGATCGCTACCTTACTCAGTGGCTAACTACTGATGCCTGAGCCTGAGCCTGAGCCTAAACCTGTTGGAATACGACCCACAGAGCTTTGGTGCACAAAACATAAGAAGATGCACCCGATCGACTTGTTTTATGACAACCCACGTGCGGGTAAAAGCCGTTGGGGTAAGTCGACCTGGTGTAAGCAGGGGATGAAGTCACGAAACAAGCGACTGCGTTACCAAAAGAAGCGTTACGACTCACCCGAAACGTTTGCTCGCCGCGAAGTACAGAACGCTCTGAAGCGTGGCGAAATGGTGAAACCCAAACAGTGTCAAGACCTCGGCCTATATAGTATCGAGTGTACAGACGAACGTCTTGAATTTCACCATACGGGCACACCCTCGCGTCCCGATCCGTACGATTTAAAGAACTGGCGGATAGGCGTATGGGTTTGTCATCAGCACCACACAATACGCGAAGGTAAATCACGTTTGTTACTACCACCACAACAGGACGATCTGTTGTGTTAGTAATCCCACTAAAGGATACCGAATAGTCAATGGCCCATCCGCAAACGTACGTACCTTACGACTATCAAGTTGAAGCTATCAACTTCCTAAAGGTGCACCCCAATGCAATGCTCGCCGACAAACAGGGTATGGGTAAGACGGTAATGATGTTGTTCGTTACCCGTGACCTAAATGGTCCTGGTATTATCGTTTGCCGACCGTTAGCGAAGCCGTACTGGCGGAAGATGATTAAGGCGATTGACCCTAGTGCTGAGATCTGTACGTCACTACCTGGAGGTATCTACAACGAAGAGAAGGTACAGTCGTGGTTCGGTAATCCTAATTCTCCCGACCCTGCTACCCACAAACGTAAACGTGGATACTTACTACTTCATCACGAAGCGTTAGCTACGCCGTACAAGCCTGGCGGAGGAGTACAACGCGACATAGCGTCTAAACTGATCAAGTACGGGATCTGGGAGTTCATTGTTGCAGACGAGGCACACCGCTTCAAGAACCGTAAAGCACAAATGAGCCGTTCACTCAAGCGGATTTCGTGTTCGAAGAAGTGGGCACTAACAGGTACGCCACAAGATAAGTCTCCAGCTGACTTTTGGTCGTTGCTGAACTGGTTCGACTCTGAACAGTTTCGTGCATACTGGCCCTTCTACGATTACTACGTTGACTACTATAATCTGCCTCATGGGGGTCGAGCGATTATTGGGCCTAAAAACCTTAACCACTTCGCTGAGCGCGTAGCACCGTACTATCTACGACGAGAAACTGCACCTGGGATGCCGCAAAAGACCATTACCTATATTCCAATCAAACTTAACGACAAGCAGCAAGCACTTTACGATCGACTTGAAAGTGAAACCGTCCTTTCGCTTACAGACGATCCAGACGACGAAATGTTCATTCCCAACGCCCTTTCGCGCATCTGGAAGTTAAAGCAGATGGCACTCGATCCAACTCTACTCGGAACCGATCTCCCCTCAACTAAGATTCAGTGGATAAATGACTGGATGACAGATTATCCTGATCGTCCGTTCGTCATCTTCTCACAGGTCAAAAAGTTCATCAATGCACTACCAATCAACATTCCCAACTGTGTCACCATCTCAGGCGACGTTGCACAAGTACAACGCGACTACAATCTGTCCGCGTTCCAAGACGGTACTCACGACGTACGTGTCTTAGCTGGTACAATCGACACAATGTCAGAGTCGATCAATCTACAACGTGCATCCATTGCTATCTTTACAGACATGCACAGATCCTCTATCGCAATGAGACAAGCTGAAGACCGTATTCATCGCATCGATTCGCCCGGACCAGTACAAATACTTCACTTGATCGCTGAGAAGACCATTGACGAGATCTACTTAGAGGGTCTCAACAAGAAACTAACCGATGCAGCCCTTGTAGCACGCTTCCTAGAGAAGCACAAGGTACCGATCCCACAAGTTGTTACGAGTAAGCTGCAAGACGTTGCCGATACAGTCAACGCAATATAACATATAGGATTGCTACTTGATTTTTCAGACCGTAATGCACTATAATTGTTCATTCACGGCGCAGACTTTCGCGACCGATGATAAGACACGCATGGAGGGACTATGCTAGCTCAAGCATCACCCGCGCGAGTACCACAAGCATTACAGACAACACAAACACCAGTGCGACAATGGCCAGTAGAACTACATATCAGCGACGTACGTGGCTTCTTATCGTGTCGACGTCGTTGGGATTGGTCATCTCCACTACGCAACCACCTCGAACCGATCTACACACCAATCTTCTTCACTATCGGCAAGGCCGTCCATTTCTCGTTAGGTAGCTACTACGAATCAGGTGAACATCCCTCAGACGTGTTCGAACGCTACATGCGAGGAGCTATCGAGCAACTCACACAAGAGACTGGTGGTATGTGGGACATTGAACTTACCGAACTCAACAACGCACTCCTTCTGGGGAAGGGAATGCTTGATAATTACATGGGATGGCTCCATTCACCTGAAGCCCCTGACGAGCGTTGGGAGACGATCGCAACTGAACAAGAGTTTGGACCCCTACCACTAATCAATCCTGCAGGCCGTAAGTCTAACCGAATCGTATTAGCGGGACGCTTCGATGGTCTCGTTAGAGACAGAGAGACCGGACTTATTTGGCTTCGCGAGTACAAGACTGCAGGTCGTGCGCCTAATCCCCAATGGCTAGAACTTGACAATCAGGCAACCACATACGCATGGGCTGCCCAACAAGTATTGAACCTGCCCATAGCCGGCGTTCATTTCCGGTTCTTGATGAAGAAGGTCCCCGAGAAACCACGAATACTCCAGAACGGCACTCTCTCAAGAGCAATCAACAGTCAACTATCGACGACGTACGCTATGTACCAAGAAGCCATCGTCGATCTGGTCCTCGACCACATGTTAGCCAAGCACCAAGTAACTATCCCACTTATGGATATCGATGTACTAAAAACACTCATTGTAGCTGTAGGTGAATGGAAACCATCAAATATGGCGTCATTGACGGTTCCAGTCGACGATCGTCGTACACTGTGGGACGAGTTCGTCCGCCGTGTTAATCGCAACTACAAGGAGTACGAAGGTGTTCTGAACGAACTACTCGTGCGCGGTCACGCAGAGTACTTCCAGGAGATCTTCATACAGAAGACACAAGCGGAGCTACAAGCGCAGGCTGACGACCTATGGCTTGTTGGTCTCGAGATGGTACGCCCTTCAGTCTCTATCTACCCAAGTCCGGAGTGGTTGAAGTGTAACTGGTGCCCGTTTAAGGCGCCATGTCGCTTGAAGAACGCTGGAGGCAACTACCAAACACTTCTCACACACGACTACCGCACTCGTCGCTATGAGGACAACGTTGAAGTGATGAATCGAATCGAATGGTAGCACTGAGGGAGCTTGGCTAAAGCCAACGGATAGCAATGGCCTTTGGTGCGGTACGCGTGGGAGAAAGTAATCTAACTTGATCTTCACGACCGTAATTACATACGTCGTAGCCATCTCGACGTGGTTAACACCTATGAAGGGGACAACATCAGGTTTAATAGTTCTTTACGGGAATCAACGTCTTGTCGAAGCCAATGCAGATTGGCGTGGTTACAGTCTCGATCCATATAAAGACCGTTGTGGCTTCGCGACAATGTCGCCAGCCAACCTTGGTCATATCGGATGGTTCTGGGTTGAACAAACCGAGAGTTGGTTTGGACCCTGCCTAGCAGTCGACGTTTCAGCACTCAAGGACTTCTACGCTAACGTGTACGTTCGTAAGGAAATAGCAGAAGTCGGTAAGAACATCGCGACAGTGCTAGATTTCAGATACGGAGAACAGGGATGGGTCTTCTTAGGGGTGTGCCCTCCGGGTAGAGATCCAACGAGCGTAGTGGCACCATACGAACCGCTGTTACGAATGCATCCGCTAGGGCAAGACGCTCGTGCGCCGTCGATGTATCCGTACCAAGAACAGCAGTGGCCTGAGGACTGTAGCGAACCTACAGTACGTAGAGAAATGAGGGCAAAGTAAAATGAGACTCCTTGCAGCAACAGTATCGAGGTACATGCTTGTCTGGCTTCAGCCGGAGCTATCTCAGGACTGGTGGTTTGTTCTTACGTTCATTTTGCTAACAGTCTTGTGTATGGCCATCGACATCATTCAGGTTCGAGGGATGATGAAATGAAAGCATACACGACCGAGAAAGACATTACATTGAAGGCGTTCGTGTATGGCGATCCGGGCGTTGGTAAGACGACGTTCTTCGCTAGTGCGATGGATGATCCGCGTACGTCTCCAGTGCTATGGCTTGATTGTGGTGGAAATCCGCAATCGATTCGTAACCGCAAACCGCAACCACACATCTTCATGATTGAGGGGTCAAAGGATCTTGATCTACCTTACGATTGGCTCTTGAAAGGTCAGCCAGCAGAACACAAGTTCATCGACGAAGCGACCAAGATGGGCGTTACTCTCTCCCGACCCACAACAGTGCCGTTGGGAGAGAAGTACAAGACAGTCGTGTTCGACGGCTTAACCGACTACCAACGCATTTGCATGGACGAATTGACGGGTAACGACAAACGTAAGTTCGGAGAAACTCTCGCGTTCGCCGACCAACGTACCTGGGGACAAGCTCTTTCCAAACTAACTAAGCTTGCTCGACTGTTATTCGGCATTCCTAATATCTCCGTACTCGTCTCGGCTCTAGAGCGCCAGGAGATCGACGGTCTAACACAAGCGGTTTCTTATGGACCGGGTCTTTGGGGTCAAGCACGTGCTGAGGTTCCTGGCTACTCTCTCCTAACTATGCGAATGGTTCGACGATCTAAGATGTCAACCAAAGAACAGAAGCTTGTTGCTGAACAAGAAACGGACGGCGTTAGTAACGAACCGGCGTACTCGACCGGCTACATCGATCAGGTTGGTAAGTTCCTAGCTAAAGAACAGTACGGTGGCAAGCTTCCGGCTCGCATGGCTTCGCCTACTATTCCTACCATCATGACTGCAATATATGGCTCACTTGCACTTCTCCCTATATAACGCGTGGTTTTGGTTTACGCTCCTTGTGTGTCGTTTCGATCGACTAGTTGGTCATCTAGGAGGCTTCCAAAATGGCACGGAAATCGGTAGTTGGTGGTTCGACAAAGTCTGTACGCCGACGTACGAAAAACTCTGTACGTACTTCGACACGCGTTAGGCCCAAACCAAGTAGTCTAGATGTAAATACAGCTCGCATAAAACAGATCGTACATAAGCTATCTGAGGTGAACGATCTGCTTAACGACCCAAGCGTACTTGTATCACCCAATAAACAGACGCGGTTGGCACGTGATGCGCTTAAGTTGCTTGTGGATAATGCACTAACGGCTGCAAGGAACATTATGGACATAGTACGTAAGTTCGAACCTGACATGATCGACCAGTTCGATCATTGGCAGTTAGATGGGGACCATACCAAAGAGAACAACTAGACAAGGAGAACACGTAATGCCTAACGAAGATGAAGTGGATGTGCTCGACGTCGATGAGGAGCTCGTTATTGACTTCGAGAAGGCGGATACTCCGCCAAGTGGTGAGCTTGAGTTGATGCCGGTCAAGGCGATCCCTGGCGTAAGCCAAAACCATAACCGCAAGATCACGCTTCACCTCAAGGTCACCGGTGCCGACGATCCCGACATGATCGGTCGAATGGTGTTCAACGACCTAACGTTCACGCAGGCTGCCGCTTTCCGCGTGACCCAAGCCGCAAAAGCCTACGGCATCCTTTCTCTGTTGCCGAAGCCGATGGTCGTCAACAAGGAAAACGTCGAAGCTGTAGCGGCTGCGTTCATGTCGGGCGTCGATCCAGTGTGGTGCCTGGTTGAGGTGCAGAAGGGTGTCGGCGAATACGAAGGTCAAGACCGCGCGAACGTGAAACGCTACGGCATCAGGCACTAAGCCTGGTATCACAGTAAACAACGACGGAAGAGTGTTATCGTCCCCATCCGGTAACGTTCTTCCGTCGTTCGTACCATGCTCAAGGTGATAACAAGTGTTCAATGCACTTTTTGAAAAAGCACCAGAAGGTACGTTCGTCGAAATTACTAGTATTGGTAACGGCAGCGGTAACGGCAACGGTAACGGCAACGGCAATGGTGAAATACATCGTACGTTCATTAATCCGAGAGATGTTGAATTAGTAACACAGTCGCTAGTCGACAAGTCTGTCGAAGACACATTCTTCGGTGTAGCACTACGTAACAAAGCCGGAAGCACAAAGGAAGATGTCTATGGTACTAGAGCGTTCTGGGTCGACATCGATCTCAAAAACTGGAAGCCGGGACAACAACTTCTATACACGTTTCCACCTTCTTTGGTTGTGTGGTCTGGTGGTGGTTGGCATTTATACTGGCTTCTCGACGATTGGTGTACTTCTATCGAGACTATTGAGGCATCGAACAAAGCCTTAGCAGAGGATACATATGCCGACAGTTGTTGGAATGCTAACCGTCTCCTTCGTATTCCCGGAACCCGAAATTCCAAATATGACCTGGGCAGCGACATTGCAGAACTTAGACAGTCTCGTCCAGTTATTTACAAACAAGGAGATTTTGCTATACTCCAGCTCCTTAGCGATAAACCGCGTCACAAAATTAGGACCGGAGATTCACGTGGTTATAAGTCAAGATCAGAACGTGATTGGGCGGTTATTGAATCTCTTGTCATTGCGGGTGCCGATGACCGACTTATCCGACAGCTCTTCATAACGCAGCCTGTCGGAGATAAATTTAGAGATCCACGAACGCCGAAGCCAGAGGACTACCTTGCACATACTATCGAAGCCGTCAGGGATCGATCCCGAAACGTTCAAGTCGTTCGTAAGCGTGGTCGACCACCGGGCGGTGGGGGTAGCAGTAACGTCATTGAGGGGCCAGACGGCTATTATCTTGAAGGAAGTAAGGGAACGTTCCGTCTTAGCACCTTTCTTTACGAACCAGAACTGTTGCTTGAACTTGAACGACCGACTGGTGGTACCGAAGACGTACTTGTCGGGACTATTAACTCAAACGGCTACGTCTGGACAGACTTTAGACTCCCACGCTCCGCCTTTAACGATCGAAGAGGTTTGGACAAGTACCTTGGAGCAAGTGCCCACGTCTGGCTTGGAAAAGATGATCACGTCCGCTTGCTCTTACCTTATTTGCTTCGTAAACTCCAAGATAAAGGACTTCCTCGTTCTAAGGCCACCTCTGTCCTTGGGCGACATGGAAAGTATTTTGTGGGAACTGGACAAACCATGGATGCAGAGACTATATGGTCTGGTGCTGAAGGACCACTCGTCTATAATCCTACCGGTCGCGAGTCTCCTCACATCCGATTCCGAGTCTCTACTGGAGACGATCTGGCACCGCCGTTACCAAATCTTACCCAGCTACCCCTGGTCAACGCACCCGAAGTGGTTCTCCCGATCCTAGGATGGTTTGTAGCGACGCCTTTCAAGACAGAGTTCGAAGCACGAAACATCCGGTTCCCAATTCTAAACCTTTATGGAACACGTGGCTCTGGTAAGACATCACTCATTCGACTTTGTCAAAGGATGTTGGGTTATGAAAAGACGGCCGCCTACAACATTACGACGACGAACTACGTTATCCTATCGATCCTTGGCAGCTCAAATGCGGTACCGGTCGCGTTCTCGGAGTTTCGCGGAAGTATTGCTGAAAAGTTCATCCGGTTCGTACTACTGGCATACGACACAGGACACGACGCCAGAGGTCGGGGTGATCAAACTACGGTGGATTACCCCCTCTCTGCCCCATTCTCTGTGGATGGCGAAGATATCATCAACGATGCCGCATGCCGAGAAAGAATTATTGCTGTCGCATTACATCCAGAGACTATCGCGGAGGGTACGACTTGTTATGCGGCATTCAATGGCGTATATGCGGAACCGCTCGAGAACTTTGCGAAACCCTACATTCAGCATACCTTATCCTACACTCCGGACATGATCGATGATCTACTTGCTGAAAGTCGTAGACAAATTGTTGAGGCTTTTCCTATGGCTCTACCGGACCGAGTACGCAACAATCTCGTGGTCGTCCGAGCAGGGCTTTTGGCTCTTTCCGAATTCAATAACACCCCAGAGTATCGTGGCACGTTCAACATTAACGTCAGAGAAACTTTTGAGCCTGTTCTACGATCGGTTTGGTCCCCAGAACTCGGAAGAGGCGCAACTCTAGCTGATGAATTCTGCGAAGCGGTGGTTAATTCTGTAGCAGGTGCAAGTAGTAATTACTCCAGCTTTCGTACTTCTGTTGATACAGAACAAGGCGTTCTTTGGTTTCAGTTAGCAACGGCGTTTCAGTGGTGGTTACGACAGAGAAATATGGCACGGCAAACGACGCTCGATCGCGAAGCAATTCGTACCCAGCTAGTAGAACGAGATATTGCTCGCGGTGGTCAAGGTCAGTACATACATAAAGCAAAGACGATTGAAGGTACGTGGATGTACGGCATAGACCTGGTTGCAGCGTCACAAGGGGGATTAGATATACCTAACCACATCAACTGGAAAGAAGTCACATTCCGTTTCCCTAAAGTTGACCAATGACCGGACTATAAAGGAGAAATCAATGAAAGCAGTCGTACTACTAAGTGGTGGCCTTGATTCAGCTACCGCTCTCGCGTTGGCACTATCTGAGAACGACTCGGTTATTGCAGTCGGCGCTTACTACGGTGCTAAGCATGCCGATGCTGAAATTACAGCAGCGCAAGACCTTGTGGCATGGTACAAGGAGAATGGTCACGATCTAAAGTATTTCTTCTACGAGCTTCCGGACGTATTTAAAGGAGCTAGCAGTGCTTTGATGGATGAAGTGGAGATGCCGAAGCTCACTTACAGAGAGATCGCCGAAGGCGTCGGCCCATCACCAACGGTAGTTCCCTTCCGTAACGCGAATCTACTCTCACTCGCAACATCCGTCGCGGTTACTAACGATGCACAATGGGTTTATGCGGGAATGCATGCCGAAGACGCACGAGGGTTCGCCTACCCCGATTGTACACCTGAGTTTCTAGGACCGTTCGCAGCAGCTATATTCGTTGGTACCTACCACAAGGTTCGTCTGAAGGTACCGTTCCAATGGATGATGAAGAAGGACATCGTCGTACTTGCTCACGTGTTAGGTGTACCTGTCAATCTAACCTGGTCGTGCTACGCTCCCGTCGTCGTTGACGAAACCGAGCCGAGTAGCATCGAAGGCCATCTCGAGCGTCGAATCGCTTGTGGCAAGTGTCCGACCTGCGTTGAGCGCGTTGAAGCATTTCAAGTGAACGGTTGGGTTGATCCGATCGAGTATGCGAACGACGAAGAGATCGACTGGGAAGATTGCGTCCCGTTCAACGACGATGCAACATAACTCATTTACCATTTGTCACGGTACGAAAGATAAGCCTCACGGTCCAGTAACTTTGTACCTTGATAAAGACTACGAGTTAAGTATCTATGGCTTAGTAGTTCGACGAGGTACGTGTCCCGAATGTGGTAAGGAGTACGTTACTCGTTTCGAGCAAAGGAGTCAGACAAATGACAACAGTTAAGATAGGTAAGCGTTACAGCTTTGATGCAGCGCACCAACTCGTAGGACATAACGGCAAGTGTGCCAGCTTACACGGCCACACCTACGTCGTCGAGGTGTGGCTGAAAGGCGAACAGTTGTATTATCCAGGAGCATCTAGTAACGGTATGCTCCTCGACTACGCCGACCTCGACGCCGTCGTCAAGCCGTTGATCGACGCGATGGATCACTCGTTCATAGCCGAAGGCCATGAGCCGGCTAAACCAGCATGGAATGCACCCAGTAAGATTTACGACGTAGGCATACGTACCACGTCCGAGAACCTCGCATGGCACATTTGGAAGCACGTTGTCGACAATTTACCTAACCAAGGTGCACGTATCACTTTGATAGGCGTTATCGTTAGTGAAACGCCAAAGACGTACGCCGAGTTTATAGGAGCTATCTATGCCTGACCATACGTATCCTATCTCGGAACTGTTTGGGCCTACGAGGCAGGGCGAAGGGCCGCAAGCTGGTCTACAGTGCTACTTCCTACGCTTTGCAGGATGTGATTGGGATTGTTCGTGGTGTGATACCAAGTACGCAGTCCTACCAAAGTATCCTGGGTGGCACAAGAAGATGATGACAGCAGAATACATCGGTCAATCGCTTAGAGCTAAAGGTGCTTCACGCGACGACTGGATTACGTTGTCCGGCGGCAATCCAGCTTTGTTTGTGGACGAAGCGCTTGTAGATGAGCTTGTCCACACGCAAGGTTTCCGTCTTGCAATGGAGACGCAAGGATCTGTCGACCTCAAAGACCACGTGTCTCAAGACATCGAATGTCTGGTTGTTTCACCAAAACCACCATCGTCAGGTATGCATACCAGGTTCAAACTTGAAACCGTCATAGACCTACTCTACGAACGCATGTCCTCTCAAGTAACCGCAGTCAAATTCGTTGCCTTCAACGCGGAAGATCTCGATTGGTGTCATCTCCGTCACATGGAGATTGTATCCGAACAACACCGACTCTACAAAGGCATGATGGTCGTTGAGGACGTACAATGGTTTTTGTCCGTCGGTACACCACTTCAGATCATTAACGATTCTCCTGAAGATCTCGATCAGATCGAAGCAGTTCGACTCGAGGTGTGTAAGAACTTGAGTCGTACCTGGTTGGCTACACTTGACGATCCCTTTCACCGCTTCCGTGACTTCCGTATTTTACCGCAATTACATACACTAGTTTGGGGGCAGAAAGCTGGAGTGTGAGGATAACCATGCCACGCAAGAAGAGTACTATACGGGTCACTCGGCGACGGTCTACAGAGAAGAGTACTATACGGGTCGCTCGGGGACGGTCTACAGAGAGTCGAGTTGGAGACAAAACCTCATCCCTGAACACGGAGCCCTCAAGCTCCTTTGACGCGACTGACCACATGGTCGCTATACTCCAGGAGGTCTTTCCAGATTATAAATGGGACGACCATGTCCTCCGAACGGCTGAACGCTTTATAGGCTTCCTGGAAGAGTATGCTCCCAGAACAGAACCAGATTTCGCGTTCACCACATTCCCTGCTATTAGCAAGTCGCAGGTCGTCGTGGGTGACGTTGAGTTTGCGAGCATCTGTAAACACCACCTCCTTCCATTCATGGGTAAAGCCTATGTCGGTTACATCCCTAATAACGTTGTCGTAGGAGTATCGAAGGTTCCACGACTCATCGAATTCTTCGCTAAGAGGCCACAGACACAGGAAGAGCTAACGCATCAAATCGCTGAGTATCTAAATAAGTGGCTTGACCCTGTTGCTGTCGCAGTCGTGATGAAGGCGTCACATACGTGCATGGGCGCTCGCGGCATTCGTAAGGTCGGAGCTGAGATGACAACTTCGGTACTACTCGGCAACTACCTACATGTACCTGCTGCTCGTGACGAGTTCTTCCGATTGGCTGGATTATAGCTATGAGCGAACTTGGAGAATACATCCAACGTTACTACGTCATACGTGACCTCAAGAAAAGTAACGTATGGCAGAACTTAGCGTGGGCAACTACTGAGATGGGTGAAGCGTACGAACTTCTTCTTGCTCGTGAAGGTGGTTGGAAGAGAAACAACCCTGACACACATCCTGAATGGGACAAGAAAAAGTTTGGCGAAGAACTAGGTGACGCTATCATGATGCTAATCGTAGCAGGTCAAGTCGAAGGCGTCGATGCTCTGGATGCTTTGGTTGACAAGCTAACCCGAAAGCTGGAAGCACATGTACCTAACCTTCACGACTGAAGACAACAAGACGTGCGTCGCTGTCATTACTCGCGAAGCTAACATGGCTATCATCATGCGCTTCGACGATTTAGAAAGTCTACGCCTAGTACTCCGCACACTTAAGGACATGCGTGTCTCTCTCGTGAGCACCATTTGCACCAACGTCGAAGCACTCCAAATGCTAACGCCGCTAGGATTCACGAACTTACCGGACCTGTCAGTTGTTGCGATAAAGCTTTAGCTATGGAACCGAAAGTACCTTTCGCCAATTGTGCTGCGTGTCCTCTAAAGTCGGCTAGACTCGTTCCTAGCGATCCGATTCAACCGAACGCGGAGTATTGGATCGTTGGAGAGTCGCCGGGTCAGAACGAAGTACGTAATGCCGAGAACGGCGAAGAGAAACCCGGCTTCACGGGTTATTCAGGGAAGATGCTTTGGTCAACGTTAGCACAGCTAGGCGTTACTCGTGATCAGTGTAACGTTACGAATACAGTACTCTGCTCGCCTCCAACAGAACGTGAAGAGAAGGAAGAAGTACTCGCTGCAGCAGCCATGTGTTGTTCAGGCCGCTTGCGTAATGAGATTAGTCAGACGCAAACATCCAAGATCTTAGCGTTAGGCAAAACTGCTCGTGAGGCATTCTTCGGTTTATCTGAAGGTGAGTCACTTACAACTCTTCACGGACGTTGGAGTCAGAATCCAGTGTTTAAGGATCGACACGTCCTCTCTACTTATCACCCCGCATTCATCTTACGGTCGCCAGACGATGCACGAACGATGATTGACGACCTGAAGAAATTCGTTCATAGCACACCTCCCAAAGAACTCCCGGCGGAGCCAATATACAATGTCATTGCTACTGAAGCGGATCTACGTGACGTACTTCAGAGACTCAGTGCCAATGCGAATTCTGTGGTAGCGTTCGATATAGAAACTACGCAAGTCAACTGGCTCTACGACGATATCCTATTGCTTGTGTTGTACACGAAAGTCAATGGCATCGAGGAGACCTATATAATCCCTGGAAGGCATCCAGAAGCGCCGATTGATTTATTATACGGCACTCGTGAGACGATGAAGCAGGAGTGGAAAGACTTTTGGGAGTGTGCTGCTATCGAATTTGTTGGGCACAACGGCAAGTTTGATGTTCGCTTCCTAAGGGCCCTTCTATTGCATCCGGCCCACGTAGATTTTGATACGATGCTAGCACACTACGTCCTAGATGAAAGGAAAGGCACACACGACCTGAAAGGACTCGCAGCTCGTTACCTAAACATTGCGGACTACGAAGTGTCGTTGAAGAAGTATCTTCGTAGCAAGAACGACTACTACAACAAGATCCCGTGGAGGGTGATTTGCCAGTACGCTGCGTGGGACGGTTACTGCACTTATCATCTCAAGTTCGTGTTGGAAGAACTGCTTAAGAAGTCGGGGCAGTACCATATGCCGTTCAAGCAGATGATGATGCCGTTCGACGAGATGCTTGTTCGAATGGAACTACGCGGTTTCCAGGTAGATGCACCCTACTTGTCGTCGCAACAAGGCGTATTCGAGAAGGAGTTAGACCGAATCACCAAAGAGTTTGTTAGCATGAGCAAGGGCGAGGTACAAAACCTAAACTCGCCGAAGCAACTGTCAGGGTACATTTATGACACTCTTAAGATGCCACGGCCTAAGAGTCGTAAGGTTAAATCAAACTCTACTAATCACGAAGTACTAATAGGACTACGAGGCAAACATCCTGCGATCGACTTGTTGCTAGCACACCGTAAACTAGCTAAGCTCAAGTCATCGTACATCGACGTTGTGTTAAGTTCGTTGGACGAGGAGGGTAATACACACTGCGACGTCAAACAACATGGTACCGAGCACGGTCGAATATCAGTTGCCGATCCTGCACTACAGACTTTGCCACGGCCTTACGAGAGTCCGTGGTCTAAAGTGATTAGGGATTCGTTCGTAGCACACGAAGGTTACACTCTTTTGGTTTGTGACTTCTCGCAGGCAGAGCTTCGCATCGCAGCTGCTTTGTCGGGTGAACCCTTCCTGTTGAAGGTGTACGCAGATGGACGCGACCTACATACTGAAGTAGCTAAGGCGATGTTTGGACTCAACTTCACAAAGGAGGATCGAGTACACTGTAAGATGTTCAACTTCAGTTACCTGTACGGAGGCTCAGAGTATTCGTTCGCTATGGATGCAGGATTGCCTGTTTCGGTCGCTTCCGAGTTCGTGAAAGAGTATAACAAGTTGATGCCGCGACTAACTACGTGGAAGGGTGAATCGTTTGTGGAAATGCAGCGGAAAGGCTACATCAAATATCGTACAGGATTCCGTCGTCGTATACCCTACATTTCACATGCAAATAACGACGAGGCACGTAAAGCTTCGTTCAATGCACCCATCGCAGGTTCGGCGTCTCACATGACAACATTGTCAGCATTGGCAGTCGAAAAGTCAATTAGGAGTCATGAATGGGACGCCTTCATCTTGATGCTTGTGCATGACTCAATTGTTTTAGAGTGTCGTCCTGAAGACGTCAAAGACGTTGCGTTTCAAACGACGTGGTACATGAGAGATACCGCAACTAAGTGGTTCCCTGAAGTTGTATGGAAAGCTGAAGCTGAGGCGGGTGAACGTTGGGGTTCACTGCATCCGATTGACTCTAGTGGCGGGTGGACTGATGATTAATGTAACGTTGGGTAGTATATACGAAGAGCGTGGGCACCTATTCGTCACGTACCAAGGCTACGTGCATATGCACTTTTACGTGTCTGAGGATGTAGTCGCAGACTATATTGCACGTCGCTTACCTGCTAACGTCCGACCGCACAAGAAGATATACGACGTGTCGATAGCTAAACGAGTTGATCTGAAGAGGGCGTGCTTGGTATTATTGAAGTACCCTTTAGCTGATACGCGTAAGCAAGAGCTGCGTTTAGCGCTTGGTTACTCGAGAGAGACTGATAGAGCTAAACGGCGCGGCTTGGCGTATCAGCTAAAGGTACTTCTACATGCCGAAAAGTTGGAACCCGTCATTATCGTTGAGGACGATGTTACTGTGGTAGCCTCACTGAGTACGTCGGATCCCCACTAATCCACTTCATCGCCACCGGATCAATGCGGTACCATCCCCCCGGCGACACTTCGTACACTGAGTATATCGCGATCGGCGTTGTATCTCCGATGTCGTTGGACGGAGGAACTGGTCCGTTCTGAACCACAGGCGTGCTCCGAATGTTCACGGTTATGTTCAGCCTCATTTGAATCCGGAACAGAGCCACCGGTACGGGCGGTACCTCAGCGTCGAGTTCCACTTGAATAGCGTTCGTCGCGTCCCTGATAATCGTCAACTTCTCCTCGATGCGTGCTTTGCGTGCCGGATCCATGCCCACTAGAGCCTCCTCTATGTCCCCCCACCACTCTTCGCTAAACATCTCGTAACATTGTACAAGCTCAGGTTCCTCGTACTGATACCATTCCCATCCAACATGTCCTTGGGTAAACAACGCAGGCCCTTCAATGTCTCCACGCTTCCAGGCATCGGTCGTTCGTAGGTCAATGGTGAAGTCCTTTTCAGCTTGAACTAGCGCTTTAATGTCTCCTCGTAGTACTCTGGGGTGGCGCCAACCTGCGTCTACGTCCGCAAAAGGTCCACTCTCCGTTATTGCGTACTTACACTTGTACTGGGGGCCATAACGTTGTTCGTCGTAGAAGGGGCGTCCACTCAGATACAGGAAGTCGAACGGTTCACGTACCATGTCCCAATAGCGAGAGTAGGTATGGACGCCAAGTCGGTTGTTGAACTCTTTCACTAACGCGTAGGCTTCTTTGGGGGTAGAGTTACCCACGGGAGCGTTGAACTGGACTAGCTCACACCACTGTGGAACAATTCTACCTCGCCATTCGTCACGCCAGACTTCGGCAAAGGCTCGTTCAAAGAGTAAGTGTGGCGCCCACCGCACAGGGTTGCGGCACATGTCGTCATCAGTATGTTCGTTCCATGTTTCGATAGCGTCGACGAACGGAGCGTACTTCTCCAACCACGTCGCGTCGATGAAACGAGGTATCTCAACTCGGACGAAGTCTTTGGCCTGCTCCATCGTCCAACCCTCAGGACGTTCCCATATAGGGTAATGCAAGTCGCCGTACCGGAAGACGGTGTAGATGTCCTTGGGGTCGTGTCCATACCCAACCCACTTACTAACTGCGTCAACAAGGATACCTCCCTCGAACGCCTTAACCATTCGCCGACGAACGGTACCGTCCGGGGAACGTTTCTGCGGCGACTCAAGTGCTTTCGTCCATCCGGGGGTCGAGCGTTGTAGGTGCATTATTCCTCTCCTAACTCCGCTTCGATCGCTACGACACTATCCATAATTCTGTCTAGGTGTGTGCTACTAAGCGGTTGGGTACCAGGATTGACTTGGTAGATACCGTGGTCCAGAAACCTAGGATAGCCTGACTTGCTTCCTTGACCAGAGTGTTGCCAACCCGACTCGATAGTCCACGGTGGGGGAATGGGTGGGCGACGGTTCATAGGTGGATTGGAACGAAGCGCGACCGACACAGGGTCCATTGGCACAGGTTGGCCGGCAGGAGTGTCAAACGGATAGGCTGCGATGATGAGTGGATAACGCGCATAACGTTCTTGTCGACCTAGAGCTACGACGTGTGTCATCCACCACGGCCAGCCGGTATACATCGCAAGCCGCTGCCGCGTCGAGCGTTGATCGTACGTACTGCAATAAGCATCTAGCATTGCCTCAGTCAGTAACGCCCGTTCAGCGTCTACCCAGTCGTCGTTTTCGTCGTCGTCGGGGATAGCGTCAACCCAGGCCCAGGCTTGATCGACGATTCGGGCGTATTCTACCGGCACGGCATATGAACCGGTCAACATGCCTGCCTGACGCATATTGATACGATGAAGAGGTCCAGTTGGATCAAGACGTCTTCCTAGAAATAACCGATACTGGCCTCGGGGAATACCCCAAACGTGCCAGCTCATTTTGGCCGGATTTTGATAACCCGAAACATCTATCCATTGATCAGCCAATGTTGTCACACTTTCTTAGCCTACGATGATAACATATGTACTCGGCCTTGTCGGTGGTGGAAGCTCTTCAACCATAAGCATGATCTGAGTTGTACGCCGACTAGCAGCCAACAACTGCTCAACCATAAGCGAGGCCTGAGTGGTACGCCTGCTGGCAGCGAGTAATTGCTCAACCTGGAGTGCAATCTGAGTGGTGCGCCGACTTGCGGCGAGTTGCTCCTCAACGCTTAGACCAACCTGGGTTGTTCTCCGAGTGGTTGGCATTAGACAACCTTGACACCAATCTGCAACCCATCAATGTCAGCCTCGGTCCATGCGACTGAATCAAACGGGTCAACTTTCAGATCGTTCCCCACATATTGATCGTAGGTGGTGGTCACCGCCCGAGCCGTACCCCAGTATTCCGTTCCTCCACTCTTTACGCCTAACTGAATCGTATCTGCGGCAGCGCTTTCTTCACGTGACCGGCTCTCTACCCACACGCGACGGATCGTACTGCCGGCCGTGGGAGTATAGTCGGCGATGTTGTAGAGATCATACTGACCCGGCGTGGCCGATGACACGTAATCGGTATCACCATTGGGTGGTACCTCGTCTACGCATTGGTAATTGCTACCCGCACTGGGCGTCAGTTGGGTCACATCTCCAGCTGCATTAGCCACGTACCCGGTGATCTTGCCATCTCCACAATAACCATCATCGGCGCCACCAGCCGTATCATTAAAGGCCAGATCATCGATCTGTGCTCCAGATATCGAAGAAGCAGAATTTCGATACTGTAGAGTGTCGAACGTGGTTGCGGCTCCTGGCTTAGTATCGCCGGTAAAAGTGGCGTTGACTATACCGTCAGCCTTAAGTTCAATCACTCCGGTTGTATCATGAATCTTGATACGAACTTCCAGCAACATATGGGTGGCGTCTGGCAAAGCCGTACCGGTTGCTACAACGTTACTATTAGGAGCACCAACAATCAGTTCAAATTGGCCTGTTGAGGCCAATCTTATGTATCCCAGAACAATGCTGCCAGAAGCCCACTGAAACGTATCTACAGAACCGACTGGATTACTTGTCTTTCTAAAACCAATTCTTGCAAAGCCCTCGCTAACCGCTGGAATTCCTTTGTATGCGATGCTTTGAGCTGTTGCGCCAATTGCTACAGCGTAGATCCCCGATCGCGGGTTAGATGATGTGATAGCAATTGAGCCGGTAGTCGAGTCAAAAAACAACAGATCCCCACCCTCGAAGCCTTCAGTAAATATGCGGGTCATTAGGTTCTCCTGACTTTCAGGGCCAGCAGGACCCTGGTTACAGTTGCTACACTATCAACGTTAACTCGAATCGTGTTACCGGCTACAATTGTCGTAGTCCAACCGGTCAGCGTTGTATCCTGGCTCTTGATAGCCCCAGAAAGAGTTGGTTTGGCTGCGGCTGTGATCGTATCAGCTACGGTCGGCGGGTAGTTGCTGTAGGTGTCTTTCCAAATATCCAGGACGATCGATCCACTTACGTCAGCAAGCAAGGTTGCGCTTAAAATAGTACATGCGAAATCTACGATCAAATCAACCTTGATGCCAGTAGTAAGAACTACCCCACCGCCATCGATAACGATGTTGATCGTAGCATCAAGTATACTGGGTACAGCAGGTACAACCGAGACCCATTCTAGAGCTGTACCCGCCGCGTTAATAGCAAGTACTTGACCGGGCGTACCCGCATAAGGGGGAGCATTCACCCCGGGTGCTGCGATATCTAGAGGATGTGCCGCGGAGATGACGCGGCCGTACTGGTCGACTACGATCACGATAGATCTCCGTACGAAGCGATGTAGTCTAGGGTTTTAGTTCCACTAACCACTTTACCGACAATCGTAGCAAGTGTGTTATCTAATACGAGAAGATCATCAGGACCTAGGATCGCTTGTTGACCAGGTAACAACTGTGATTCTGTTATGATGCTGTCCACAGAACCATCACGATACCAAAGAGAAAACTCAATGGTTGCGCTACCAGACTTGGAGTTAGCAATTCTGAGTGATCGTATTGCTCTTTGTTGGTTGGTAGTAGGTGCCGTTACGAGTATTTGTGCTTGACCCGTTAGAATTTTACCGCTTTGGTTGCCGTATGAGAATGGCATAAATTAGCTCCGCTGTATTACAAACCCATCCAGGTCATCGCACGTGCGATATAGTCAGTTCCGCGAACCGTAAAACCTGCTATGTGGCGTAGGTCAAGGAAATCTGAATATCCTAACGCGACTGTTCCACTTAAAAGTAGAACTGCACCAATAGGAATATAACGCGTCATATCCGCTAGAGGAATATACGGTAAATAGCTAGTAATGAGTGGAACGCTTACGAATGGTGTGCCAGTTAAGTAATAGAGATTACCTAGTTGAGAGTCTAACCAAATTGATACGAACCGTTTTCTATGATCTGCCGGCCTCAAAGATGCAAAGCTTACTGTGCCTGAACCTGGCCACCAACGTTGTATTGTATCGTCTAAGTAGAAGTCAGATTGAACATATACCGACATTGTACCGGAAGGCGTTATTGGTGTAAGCGCCAACGGCATGAATTGTTGTTTGTAAACATCAACGATGTCGCTACCAGGAGCAGCAGGATTACGTTCATGCGTTTCGTGATGACGTGCTATACCACCTGTTTGTCCTCCACCCCAAGAACCATATACACCTATGTCTCTACCAGCTACGTGGTAGAAGCTTGGGTTGATTGAGTCACGTTGAAGAAGAACAGGCAGGTTGTAGACAGGCTGAACTTGGTCGTTAAAAGCTACAACGACTTCAGACGTGTCACCGCGAACCCTAACATAGTTCCATCCTGCACGTGTTGGATGTAAAACAGTAGGAGTTCCATTAAGGATGATACCAAGTAGTCCGTGTATGATCTCAGGTTTGTCTTGTTTAGTTTCCTGTAGGCGTGTTAAGGACGCCTTAAGCCTTCTCCGTGCCCTCATTTAGACTGTCACCCAAACCGGAACCATAGATACGGGATAACCAGCTCCCAACTCAATCGTTGTACCTAATAGTGCCTCCATATTGCCGCTTCTGCCATTCCACGTCAATCCGCGATCAAATGAGACTAACGGTCCTCCCGTGTCGTTTGAAAGAATAAATACCATTCTGGAATCATAGGGCCAAAGACCTAATGCACCATAGGCACCATCACCAACACCATCACCAAGCTTGGTAAATGTAAATTGAACCGCCCACGTAGAACCTCCATCAGTAGAGTAAAATAGCTTTGGAACTGATGTTTGATCCACGGTTGTTCCGGTATAGCCTAGTAAATAAAGATTGGTTAGATTTCCTGTCATAGCATAGTGAGAACCATTGTAACCGCCGCCCCAGGGTACGCCCAAAATAACCGGTGAAATATCTACACCAGTTGCGCCACCATCCGTAGATTTTGCAATAAATGCCGCTTCTGCTGGAGAACCAAAACCACCAGCTATCAATATAACTTGGTCAGAGGTATTTCCATCATAGGGCAGAAATACTTGTGATGACGACCAAGACGTATTGTCGATGACCCAATTGAATGCTAGGGTCCATGTCGCACCGTGATTAGAACTCTTGTAGGTATCATTACCGTTTCCGGTGGCAAAGATTACACCTACGTTATGGTCAGACGCCTCAATAGATTGGTAGGGAATGTTACTGCCGAAGCTTGCCCCAACGCTCCAGTTTGTGCCGTAGTTGGTAGATGTCCACACACGAGGAATGCCGCCCGGACGACCAATGAGATAGATGCGACCTTGCTGATGAATACTAGCATGGAGTTGCTTGGCATCATCAAGGTCTATTCCTGTTTGCGCTGTCGAGATCGCGCTGTTTAGAACAACCGAGAAAGTGGGTGTCGCTGAGTTTAGATTACCACAATAATAAACAGCGGTAGGGAGATTTACTAGCACCCATGCAGAGTTTCCTGGGTCCCACGGATCAAGAATAAAGGAATGTATGCTACCAGTCGTGAAAATAACCTCCCATGTCGGGCTGGCACTACTAAAATTACGTGTTCTAAGTACTTTTCCAGAGTAAGCCACATACATTATATCCGGGGCTTCTGGAGGTGGAGGCGGGTCTATAGTTGGTGGAGGATCACCGCCGCCATCTGGAGGTTCTACGGGAATAATAATTGTATCTCCTGGAAACCCAGAAGTTTCTTCCTTGAAGGTAATATCCGAAAGCAGTACATGCTTATCGGATAGGTACTGATGTTGAATGGCTTGTGGGATAAAGAGCTTGTCGTTCCAGACTAGTTCATCCCAATTATCAGCTGCAGCCAAATCTACAGCAACACGTTCTTGCGGCGCAATGTCGATGAAACGGTAATGTCCAGCCATTGGGAAGGTTATACGTGAAAATTCACTATTCGCATCGGCGTAGTAGTCGCCCGCCAATTGATTGATCTGCTCTTGTCCAGAGATGTTAAGATTGTTTAGTGTTTGTGGCGTGCCTTGGAACGATGGAACTACTCCGGGTGCTCCCGCAAGACACGCAGCAAACGTTCCAGTAACAATACCGGACCACGCAACACCACCAAGCTCAGCATAGCTAAGCGGCTGAGCTAAGGTACGATTGATTTCAGGCTGTCCACGCCAGTCACCCCTTTCCATGTTCAATGCTGTTGGGTAGATGCGTGAACCGCTAGGTACGTAATTTATGTCGACCTCACAGTAGAGTTGTCCTTTACGATTTGCAACCATACTCGCCAGTAGGTTAGCCTGTAGGTAGGTCTGTGCCATTCCATAAATAGGACCCCGCGCAAAATCAGCACCAGACTTTAGACGTGTTCCACCTGTTTGGGTGAAATCGGCTATGTGCATGATGGTAGTTTGCCAACGTAGATAGTGGATTAACGCCTTGTCGACTGTGATGTTAGGCATTTTATACCACTGGTCGTCATTACCAACTGCACATTCGTCTAACGCCCAACCAAAGGTTTCACGTAGTCCTGCAATTCCCGTCACGGAAAGCGCCGTGAAACTGACCTTACTCTCGTACCAGTTATAGTAAATGGACTTATCTTGTAGGTAACCGACGAATATAGAATTGTCAGGGATTGGTAGTTTGACTCCGTTGTACCAATCCTCAGCCCAAACGAAAATAAGTCCGCCTTCTTTCAAACCAGCGACCTCCGAAGACCTTACCCACATATTAACACGCCAACCACCTTGTTCACGATCGCCTTCGATTGACTCAATACCCCACGATTGTGGCTGTGCTTCAGGAGAATCCTTTATGTGAACGTAACGTGAGCCTATAAACGTTTTGCCGTTACTATCAGTTACAGCCAGTGTTGTCTTAAAGTTACCTGCGGTCGGGTAAGTTTGGGGTCCAGGATGTGCCGCTGAACTACTAACAACGCTTGACCCCTTATTGATTGTCCAGGAATAGGTCGATAGAGACGCACCTACAGGACTAAACGTACCTGACGAATGCCAATCGATTGACTCTCCTTTGAAGAGGGCTTGGTGTGCCCCCATGAGCACGACGGGGTCCATCTTACTGTTCTGGTCCGTATACGTAATGGTATCGTCTTTGAACCACGACGTGGCGCTACCTGTAACTTCGTCAGTGGTAATCTTTGAGAACACAGCTTGTGGTTCGATAAAGTCGACAACCGTTAAAAACAGGTTATCCAACCACTTAATATGATTGTTGCGACCCAGTGTTATAATGGTTGATGTAGCACTACGCACACGTACTCGACCGATATCGCGACCACCGCTTACGGAACCGACGTACATCGTCGTATGTTCGCTGACGTTTAGATAGCTACCTGACGTAACATTGTCGTACGTAACGGTGACGCTACCCTTAGCTATGTTCGCGTCGTTGATTTGGCAAGCGAGTAGAACTGCCGGAGTGTAAATTCCGAAGTGGAGACGCGTCTCGACTGGACGAGTACGTGTATTAGCTAGCTGCGACGGCGAGGGGGTGGATATTTTTCACTACCAGTTTGACGTTAGTTTCGTGTTGCTGGAAGTACGGATCGATCGTCGGCCTCTCCAGAATGCAACCCGAGTACCCGTAGAACGTGTATGTACTCGAATTATACTTAGGTAGATCAGCCACAACCGTACCTGATGCTGACTGCTGTACCCACGTCGACAAGAGTGATGCAAATAGTGTCGGTGCCGCCAACTGCCACATCATCTCAAATGACATGAGGCCCGAGTATAGCGGCCGACCATTACCATCTTCGTCGAGTGGCTCTAGAAGTACCCAACGACCGGTTGTTGGTTGCGGATCAAGTGCTACACCATTAAGTTTGTATGTCATTATCTAAACGTCCCTCTTACTGGCGTGGCACTTTCAACCACGTCTGAGATCGTATCGAGTACACGCTCTTCGAAGTCGATGCTGAAGTGTTCGTCGGCAGTAATGACGATGTCCCATCGGACTTTTGCGGGCTGCCGCGATATGTTGTTGAATACAGCCGACGACGTCGTGTCGACGCTATTACTTAAGACGTTTATAGGAGTGTTGCTCCGCTCCCTTGAGCGACACTCCTGAGTAACAGGATCCCAAACCGTACCAGGATCACAATTATGTCCATCGTTCGGGACTGGTGGTGGTTGACTCCCTGGAGGCCTGATCTTGTTGATAGCATCGATTGCTGCCCGGAATAGATCAACTACTTCACCCTCAGGACCTAGCCAGTGTCTTAAGAGGTTATAGATAAGTATTAGGTTAGCTTTGGTTACATCAAACTTAGCTTTCCATGACTTTGTAAATTCGTCAGTTTGATCTTTTAGCTCGGTCTTTAGTTTCGTCTTTTGATTGTGGAAGTCAGTAGAAAGAACAGTCTTCTGTTTCCCTAACCCATCTCTTAGATCAGCGATCTGCTTGTCATAAGCCTCCTTACGTTGTGCTCTACTTTGTCCGGAGGCACCGGAACCCTGACTTAGTTCTTTTCTGTACTGCTCCTCAAGCTCTTTAAGACGTCGGGCATTATCTTCGTCGCGACGTTGTTTTTCTAATGCGTATGCGGCGTCAAGGTCAGCAAGTCTGTTAGCAAGTGCTCTATCACGACTGGTTCTATCATCTTCGTAGTTCTCGTTCTCATCGTCAACAGCTCGGCCGCGGTCACGTAAAGCCATAAGCACGCCACGTGCGTCTTGTTCACGTACAGCGTCCATGATCCTAAAGAACGAGTCGTCAAGGATTTTCTTGAGACGTTTGTGGTGATCCCTCTCAGCATCTTCTGCCGACTGGTTGTGGTCGTCAATCAACTCTTGTTTAGCAAGGTTTAAGTCTTCGAGGTACCGAATCTCGTTTCGTATAGAATCCGCTATTATGTCGTCACGGCTATCGTAGTAATCCGCGGTAATCCGATTTCGGTCAACTCCTTGTTGGCTGTCCATAGCCAACAAGTCTTCGTTGTACTGTCTAGTTGCCTCTTCTTCAGCGTCGAGTTCGTCCTTGATGAGCCTGAGTTTGGATTGGTTGTTCGTACGGCTAAGGTCAGCAAGATCCTGATCATACTTATTTTGTAGATCAGACAGTCCGGCGAATGCTGCATTAGTCATTGCATAGATAGCGTTGATGCTTGCATTAAGCTGTTCAACACCTAAGATCTTAGGTGCTTGTATATCAGCAAACCTCAAGGGTACGCCCATCGCTTGCCGCATATCGTTAGACATTCTTCGCGCCGCGGCGGTAGCAAGCTCTGTGGCTTTTATCCAAGTGTCTGAAAAGTTCGTTATAGCAGCTACAGGGTTCTGCAGTATGTATGTTAATCTAAGTAGCTCCGCAACGACGCTGGCTACGAAGTCGACAGTAGCACCCCACGTCTTATCGTAAGCGATCTTCATCAATTCCATATCGCCTAAGAGGCTGGCTAATATAACAATATAGACAGTGTTGATCACATCACCTAATCCAGAGAACGACGCCTTTATTCTCTTGTGAGCTCCTTCGATTGCGGCTGCAGAAGTACTAACGGCTATACCCATATCTTCTTGTGAAGCAGCCGTATTTCGGAGAACAATGTCCATATCTACAAGGACTTGATTGGCCTTAGATAAGGTATCGTACTCCACACCAAACATTCTCAATGATGCAGTACTGCGTGCAATTGCGGTATCGAACAATCCGAAGTCGTATAATGCTCGACCTGAACCCGCTACAGCTCGACCGACAGCTTCAGCAGCTTGATCAAATGACTTTGTGGGATTTGTAGTTGCTAAGATGGCTGCCGCATTGGCTAAAGCCATCATCTGCTCAGCGTTTAGTTTCAACTCACGACCCTGATTATTCAGGATCGCAATACCCTGAGCAAGTTCTTCCTGTGTAAAGATCTTGTATTGTACACGTAGTTGCTCTATGAAATCGCTCCACTCTTCAAGTGTACCTGCACTCATACCAAAGGTTCGTTGGTTAGCACGGATAGCGATATTGAGTCGTACAATAGACTGCTCGAGGTCTCTAGAGTATTCAATAGCTGACGTGAAACTCTGTCGTACCGACTGCAACGCCTGAAACGCGATGCTACTTAGCAGAGTACCAAAGAAGATCCGAGCGATCTTCTCTAATGAGAACAAACGATTAGTCCAGTCCGTGGTTTCTTTACTGGTGTTATTTAGTTGTTGACCCAAAATGCCTGTTTGGAAAGCGGCCTGCTTCGTCATCTCAGCCTGTACGCCCAAAGCACCCGCAGCTACATTAGATGCGTCTGCGTAGACCTGTTTCTTCGTCGCGACATCCTGAAGCTCTATCGCTTCGTCTTTAAGTGTGTTAACACCAGCATCGCCAGCAGTAGCAGACTCACCCTTCTTTCGATACAGATCGCTTGCTGCCTGTAACTGAGCGGCTTCAACTTCAGCCATCTTGGCATCAGCAAGAGCTTGGGCCGCGGTTGCAGCTTTCTGGTCGTCAGCTGCACTTATTTTTGCTAGCCGGGCAGCATTCTGACGCTCGTTGTTTAGTAACCGTAACTCAAGCTGTAACTCCTTGGTACGTTTGATTAGGTTGTCAAACTCGGGTTCACCCTTCTTAGCTCCTACCGCCTGCATTGCTTCGGCTTCTTGCTTTAGCAGGTTGATACGGTCTTGTATGAAGGAGAGCTCTACGTCGACCTTCTTACCCGCTTGTGCAAGCTTTGCCGCAATTTCCGCTTTCACTTGTGCTTGTACACCCGCAACAATTTTCTCTTGGGCAACAGCATGCGCTTTCTTTAGTTGTAGTTCAGCACTAAGCTCCTTGATAAGCTTACTACGTTCCGCTAACTCATTTCGGATTGACTCGATGCGACCCTCACGGTTTCCACCAATCGCATCAGGTACAGTAGATCCTTCAGGCATCTTCCGAAGCGCATCGAGTTCAGCTCTCCTTTCGGTAACATAAGCCTGTAGGGCTTTTCTCTTTGCCTCAACCGCAATTACTTGGAGCTGGTTTATAACCAGAATAGCGCGTTCATCCAGCAAAATCTCACCAATTGTGCGGGCTGCTCTTTCCCTACCCGCATCATAGTCAAAACCTCCACCACCAGGCGGTTCAACAGGCGGTGCACCTGGCGGAGCCCCAGGAGGTGGTGGTGATGGGGGAGCACCTGCGCCGCCAGTAGGGGCGGGCGGTGCGATACGTAAAGCGTCAGCT